CTTTGCGCGTTCGTGCTGTTCGGTTACAATGCGCGGCCTTTTACAGGCGCGTAGCTCAGCTGGTTAGAGCACCACCTTGACATGGTGGGGGTCGTTGGTTCGAGTCCAATCGCGCCTACCAATTGGTAGTCCAGAGAAGTCCAAAGCAGTACGCAGGCCCGCACAGTTGATAGCTTTGCGGGCTTTTTGTTGTCCGTTTATGTCCTTTGCGTTCCATTGACAGCCGGGGGTAATAGGGGGTAGCTTCTGGGGTAACGCATGCCTAATGCAAGGGAGTTACCCCAATGCCCCTATCTGATACCGCCATAAAGAACGCAAAGCCCGGCACCAAGCCTATCAAGCTGACGGACGAGAAGGGGATGTTCCTCTTGATCTCCCCGGCCGGGGGTAAGTGGTGGCGTTTGAAGTACCGTTTTGGGGGTAAGGAAAAGTTGCTGTCTCTCGGGACTTACCCCGAGGTGAGTCTGAAGGCCGCACGGGAACGGCGCGACGATGCACGCAAGCTGCTGGCTGATGGCGTTGATCCAAGTGAGAACCGCAAGGCGATCAAGTCGGCGAAGACTGAGCGCGCGGCAAACAGTTTCGAGGTGGTTGCGCGCGAGTGGTATGCCAAGAAGCTGCCGGGCTGGGCTGCGTCGAATGCCGACAAGATTATCCGGCGGCTGGAGCTGGATGCCTTTCCCTGGCTGGGTAGTCGCCCCATTGCTGAAATCACGCCGCCCGAGTTGTTGAAGGTCTTGCGGCGTATCGAAGAGCGCGGGGCAGTGGATAGTGCACACAGGATGCGGTATTACTTTGGGCAGATATTCCGGTATGCCATTGCAACTGGCCGCGCGGAGCGTGACATGGCTGCCGATTTGCGGGGGGCGCTTGCAACAGTAGAGACGCAGCACCGCGCTTCGATCACGGATCCGAAAAAGATTGGCGAGCTGCTCCGCGCCATGGATGACTATCAGGGCGCGTTCGTTACCAAGTGCGCCCTGCGCCTCGCCCCGCTGGTGTTCGTGCGCCCTGGCGAACTGCGCAAGGCGGAATGGGCAGAGTTCGATCTGGATAAGGCCGAGTGGAACATTCCTCCCGGGCGCATGAAGATGCGCGAACCGCATCTTGTCCCGCTGGCTGCGCAAGCCGTGGCGATCCTGCGAGAGTTGCACCCACTCACCGGCGAAGGGCGCTATGTTTTCCCAGGAGCGAGATCCACCAGCCGACCAATGAGCGATAACGCGATTCTTGCCGCCTTGCGGCGCATGGGCTTTGCCAAGGAAGAGATGAGCGGTCACGGCTTCCGGGCGATGGCCCGCACCATTCTTGACGAGGTGCTTGGGGTGCGTCCGGACTTTATCGAACACCAGCTTGCGCACGCCGTGCGCGATCCGAACGGGCGCGCATACAACCGCACCGCCCATCTTGGCGAACGCCGCAAGATGATGCAGGTGTGGGCAGACTATCTGGACAAGCTGAAGGCCGGAGCGGAAGTCATTCAGTTGCATGGCTCCGCTGCTTGACAAGTGAAACGCTACGCTATACATTGCGCCCATGATTAAGACGTTCCGGCATAAAGGGCTGCAGGCGTTCTTCGAGACTGGCAGCAAGGCGGGCATACAACCCAGCCATGCGCCGAGACTCCAGCGCCAACTGCGGAGACTGGATGAAGCCAGCAGCGCAGCGGACATGAACATCCCCGGCTGGAAGCTACACCCATTGATCGGCGAACTGGCCGGGCATTATGCAGTGTGGGTCAATGCGAACTGGCGCATGACCTTCACCTTTGAAGGATCAGACGCTGTACTGGTGGATTACCAGGACTATCACTGACAGGAGCATGAACATGAGCAGAATGCACAACCCTCCACACCCCGGCGAAACCCTGCGGGAAGATGTATTGCCCGCATTGGAATTAACCGTTACTGATGCCGCCGCGCAGCTTGGCGTGACACGTGCGGCACTATCGCGCGTACTGAATGGGCGCGCCGCAATATCGCCTGAAATGGCGCTACGGATCGAACAATGGCTGGGTGCGGAGAATGGTGGCCGCGCCGATCTGTGGCTGGCAGAACAAGCCACATACGATCTATGGCAAGCACGCAAGAGCTTCAAGCAGACAGTGAAGCGTGCGGAGTTGATCGCTGCCTAGAGCGAGTTCACCGCCGCCTGACGGTATCAGGTAAAAGCGGCGGCAAGGGTGCGTCAACACCCGGACCGCCTGACCACAACGCAACCTACTGAGGAGGTACGCATCATGACTAGTATCAATTCTACATCGCAATCCGCCCGTTTCATTGACGTACAGGACGAACCAATCGAGAGCACTTACTGCATCGCGCTCATCGGAGCGGATGGCAAAGTTATCCCAAACACCCGCCTGTCAGATGACTACGACAGCCCGGGCGCAGCATTTGCAGTGTTGGATGCATTGAAGTCGAAGCATCCCAATGCTGGGGTTTTTGCTGCGGCAGGGGTGAATTAGAAGACGAAGGTGGGGGACGGTAAGGTGAACCAACGCATACCGCAACCCCCAGATTACCGCAAGGTTAAAAGAACTGCGGGATGGTGCCGCGCACCCAGCGCCAGATCGCGATACCTTCCCGACAGGTGAGGCGTATGCCGAAGCCTGCATGAATGTCGACGATGCACGGACCGCGTTCGACCAGCGCCCCACACTGACGCCAAAGCAGGAACGCTTCTGCGTCGAATACTTCAACATAGGCAATGCAAGCGAGGCGTACAGGCGCGCTTACGACGCCAGTGGGACTACAGAATCTGGCGTTCATGTTAGAGCGTCCGAACTGATGGCCAACAGTAAGATTACAGTAAGGTTGAAAGAGTTACAGAGCGGCGCAGCCAACAGCGCCATGATGACCAAGGCCGATGTGCTGCGCGAGGCGATACATATCCAGAGCAGGCATACAAGCTGTGCTTGCTTTGGGCGACCGACAAGGAAATGACCGACGTTACTGGATTTCAGATAAATCCAGTTCGGCGTGTGTTTTTGTTTTCCACTGGCTTCGTGCCTTGATCACGCTGGAATTGCATGAATTCGCCTCGGTAGCGAAGGTCGACTTCGCCCAGCGCACCGTTACGGTTTTTCCTGATAAACAGTTTGGACAGCCCCGCCCACTCTGACGACGTGTTATGCAGATCCTCGCGGTGCAGCATCGCCACAATGTCCGCATCTTGCTCGATCTCGCCGGAGTCGCGCAGATCGGAAAGCTGTGGGCGCTTGTCCGTTCTGGTTTCGGTTGCCCGATTCAGTTGAGCCAAGGCGATGATGGGTACATGCAGCTCCTTGGCGAGCGCCTTGAGTCCACGCGATAAGCTGCCGACCTCTTGGGTGCGGGTCTGCCCCTCGCCCTTCATCAACCCGAGGTAGTCCACGACGATCAAGCCGAGGCCGTGCTTGCGCTTGATCTTTCGCGCCGCCGCTCGAACGTAGGCCACGCCGATAGCGCTGCGGTCGATCAGGAATAGGCGTTCGCCATCCGCTTTGCCTTGGCAGGCGCTGATCCGAGACCAGTCATCATTGGAAAGTTTACCTGATCGCATTTGCGCAACCGACACGCTGGCGCGCAAGGAAATCAGGCGCTGCGACAGTTCTCGTTTGGTCATTTCCAGCGAGAAGAAGGCGGCGGTATCGCCTTGCTGGGTTACGTGGTCCGCGATGTTCAGGGCAAGTGCGGTCTTCCCGACAGAAGGGCGAGCCGCGACGATAACCAGTTGCCCGGGCTCAAGGCCACCGGTCAGCTCATCGAAGTCGGCAATGCCGGTTTGCAGGCCAGAGCGGCGATTCCCATTCGCGCGCTCGTCAATGTCGGCAATGGCATCGGCCATTGCGTCGTAAAGCAGCGCCGGCTCGTCTGTGCCGGTGTCGAGCAGGCGCACCATTGCCGCATCCGTCTGGCTGATGATTGCCGCCACGTTCGCGCCGGGGGTATGGCAACTCGCCCTGATCTCGTCGGCCAGCACCAGCAGACTGCGCTGCAATGCTCGTTCCTTCACGATTTCGGCATAGCTCTTGATATTTGCGGCGCTGGGCGTGCTTTGAGCAAGTTCGCCTAGGTAGATTAGGCCGCCGATGCGTTCGAGGCTGCCAGCCCTATCCAGAGCCTCCGCAACCGTGATTACATCGATAGGACTGCCAGCGCTTCCGATGGAGCGGATTGCTGCGAATATCTGGCGATGCTCATAGCGGTAATAATCGTGTTCCGTCAGCATGCCTTCAATTCGATCCAGTGCATCTGCTCCAGCCAGCAGGCAAGAGCCGAGCACGGCCTGTTCGGATTCAACGGAGTGCGGCGGCACCATCAGTTCGCCAGTATTCATGCTGCCTCCCTGTGGTATTTGTTTTCAAGGCACTTGGCAAATCCTCCGGGAGACATGAGGAAATCAATGTCGGCAATGAAAGGCGGCTTCCCCGGTTGAGGCGCTGCGCGCCCAGTCAGGAAGGCCGATTCGTTGCAAGTCTCGAAGAAGGCTCGCCAAGCATTAAGGCCATCAGCACGGGTGCCATAGCCGAAGGGTCGGCATTCCAAGCTAGAAGCCTCCCGCCAGCGAGCCTTGATCGCGCCCTTGCGCGCTTGGTTCGCCACCTTGACGCGCGGATTGTTTGGCATGGCCGCGTGGTACAGGTCAATGATGTCCTCCACTGGACACGCCAGCGGTTCGCCGGAAGGCGACATAGCAGTTATAGGGTTAAGGGAATCAGGAATCAGGTTAAGGGAATCAGCCGGGCCGGTTCTGTGCTCGACCTGTTCCTGCACCGTGCAAGCACTGTGCTCGACTGGTGCCGGTATCGTGCTTTCCTGTTCTCGGCAATGCGGGTTCTGGTGTTTCGTGAAGTTCAGCACTTGGATGAATCGCTGCTCTGCCAGCTGATAGCGCAGGATGAAGCCAGCAAGTTGCAGTTCATCCAGCATGTTATCCACGCTGCCGTCGTCGTATGGCAAGATTTCAGCTCTGATGCGCTTGGGACGATCTTCGAGGCGACCGGAACGGTCGGCAAGGCACCAGAGACCTGCGAAGAGAAGACGGGCCAGAGGCGAGCAATCGGCAAGGGTCTCGTTCTTGAAAAATCCGGGCTTGATGTTTCGTGATCTGGCCATGGTTACACCCCGGCCCTTCTCGCTGCTTCACGTACAGCGGCTTCGTATTCGACAGATGTTTGCGCACTCGCAGTGAGCTGTGCCTTCAATTGCTCGTAGAGTTGATGGCGTTCTGAAACACTACGACGTTTCTGAGATTGACGAGGGCGCTTGAGGTGCCTAGAGAAAATAGGGGTGTACATCACAACACTCCTTGCCGCGCAATGTGCAGGGCTTGAACGATCTGCTGGATTTCCTCCGTCGATTTTCCAGAGAGGAGTGCCGCGTTAAGTGTATCGATCTCATGTAACGGCCAAGCGACAGAACGACCACCACCAAGAGCGACTGGCTTGGTCAGTACGCCATTGGCAATGTCTTGGTATGTGGATGATTTACCGCGAGCACGGAGCCGTTGGACTTCTTTCAAGCGAATGAATTGGATTGAGATTTGCATGGTGTCTCCAAGAGATAGTTTTCTTGGAAACCGCACCAGCAAAAAAGACGCGCATTGGCTGGCACGGCTTCCGCCGTAACCAGCACTCATGCGCTTTATCGGGACTGCACTCTGCAAGCAGTCGCCTAGGTGAATTCACTTCTACCCGAGTTGTATGGCGCATGTCAACCATCGTGGACGGTATAAAACCAAGTCGGAAAGAGACCGGAAAAGTCCGCTTGATTTCTTGATTGATTGGGGTAGAAGAGGCATCAGGCCGTCGCGCTTGAGCGCAACGACCGGTCAATAACTGAGCCGTGGCACTGCGTACATCATGTCCCGGCTCTGAAAAACAGGAGACGGAACATGAATTCAAAATTACGAAAATACACAATCGAACAACTTGCCAGCACGGGCTTCGTGCTACTCGACCACAAGGTCGCATTCAAGCTGCGTCCGGACATTTGGGCGACGCCTACGAACTGCATGTGCGACATGACTATCGGGAAAGAGGACGTAACCGCGCTGCAGAGATTGGGCGCGATGCTGTTCACCGCAATAGGTCCACATGATGTGGTGGTCCGGGGTGCTGCCAGATCAATGCGCGAGATCGAAAAGCGCATTGAGCTTTGTGCGGGTCTCGCGGTAATGGATGCAGTGACCGTCGAAACATTTTCCGTCAAGCAGAAAAATCAACAGCCCGGCGTCACTGTGAAGCCGGACAACATCGCCGAACTGAAAGAACTGGCCGCGATGGAGCTGCCCATGCATGACTGTGCGTTGCGAAAGAAAATCCTTCGTTCTCGCCAAGAGCTAGGCGCTCGCGGCTTGACCATTTCCATTTGATCACTGGAGGCGAACATGGGCTTTAATCTAGGGGCATTTGCAGGCGGTGCCGCGCAAGGGGTGTCGCGTGGCATGGAAGTTAAGAAGGGTATTGCGGACGCGGAGTTCACCGAGAAGGAGCGTTCGCGCAAAGAAGCCGAGTGGAAGAAAGACGACGAATGGAAACAGGAGCGGTCGGCGTATCAGACTTCTGCGCAGAAATTCCAAGCCAATCAGGAGGCTTACAACAAGGCGGTGATGGAGAACCCTGCCGCTGCCGCAACACTGCCGAAGCCTGCTGCGCCCGGCTTGCACGATGAGTTCAGGGATATTGTTGAACTGACGCGCATTGACGTTGCTCACGGCAAAAAGGGCGCTGATACGCTCTTCCCGATGATCCAGAACCTCAAGCGCATGGAAGATGAAGGGCTGACGCAAACGCTTCAACAGGCGCTTGCCGGCGACACGCAGGGCGCGCTGAAAACCTTTGCAAGCACAGGCGAGAAGCGCGACATCAAAGGGATCAGGTTCGAGCCGTCGGAGTTCGATCCGGGCAATGGCATAAAGCCTATCAAGTCAAGGGTGATGGTATTCCCGGACGGTCGACGCATGGATGCTGTAGGTACGTTATGGGCGCAACAGCAGGCGAAGGATCTGATCGGAAGTGTCGTGAACCAGCAAAAACTGAACAACGACACGGCGCGCACCGAAGCGACCGTGGCTCACCAGCAGGGAACGCTTGGCGAGACGGTGCGCCACAACAAGGCGAGCGAAGCAAACGACAAGATCAAGGCGCAGCAAACGGTAGTCGGAGAATCGACATCGGAAATACGGAATGTGAAGTTCCTGCTGCAAAACAATATCGCCGCCAATGCGCTTGAAGCTTGGAAAATGGTCAAGACCGGGACGACTCCAGCGGGGGAGAAGATTATTTCTGACGGCGCTGGCGGCGTGTTGGTTGTCAACCACGAAGGCGGCCAAATATCCAAGATAGACCGCAGAGGGCGGACGAGTGTCATCCGCGAGGGCGAGGGCGACGAGCCTGCAGTGCAGGATGTTCATGCCCGCTTTGCAGCCGATCAGGCGATGGCGGGATACCGGCTTGGCAATCAGACCGCGCAGGGTGTCGAGGTGCTGGATGCATCGGGCAAGCTGGCCGGACATTACAACTAGGGGGCGTGATGGGATTTACACCACTGGCAAGCAGCTTTACCAACGCCAAAGGATTCGTTCCGGGCTTTACGCCACTTCAAAGCCCCCAAGAGGCAGAGCAGCCCAGCGCCTTTGCGCCATCCATCGAAACCGTGAAAGACATCGGGCGGGTTTATCCGGTGCTGGAAACTGCCGCGAATCTTGCCACCCAGGCGGTAGCACTCCCGATGGCCGGCATCGCCGGGCTGGGTGCCATTGCCTCGAAGGCTACGGGGTTGACCGAGGCCGAACCGGCTGATGTCGTGCACAAGGTTGCCGGTGCGATGACCTATCAGCCACAGACGGAATCCGGCCAGCACCTCACCGGTGCAGCTACCTACCCATTCCAGAAACTTGCCGAAGCTGGGCGGTATGTGGGTGATCAGACGCTGGATGCGACTGGCAGTCCTGCACTGGCAACGGCAGTAGATACCGTCGTCAACGTAGCTCCGATGGCCTTTGTGGGTAAGCCGGTAGAACCGAAGGGCCCCCTGACCCGCGCGGCAGAACGCCGTGCAGATCCACAGACCGCCACCGAACAGATTGCGGTCGAGCCGTCGCCCCATCAATCGGCCGTCCCAATCGATGCAGTGCTAGCGAGGAGCGCGCAGGACGCGATAACGCAACCCGATACAGGCATGCCACCCATTGTCGAGGAGCCGCAAGCCCCTACAATGCCGCGAGCGCTAGCCGCAGACCCTGCGGTGCTTAATCGTGTCGCTGTGGAACCACAACATTACCGCAACGTTGAAGGAGTTGAAACTTCTCCGAATATGCCGCAACCGGGGTTCTCCCCGCTGGAGCAGATCGCGCCAGAATTTTCCGAGTCCATGCGCGCCGCAGAAACGTCAAGCGCACAGGGCGGAAACGTAAAGCTCCCCGGACATGAATTCGGCTATGCTCCGGGCGTCACCATGCAAGCAGAGGCACCGAAGGCGATGGGGGTGGGAGAGACGGCCCCTGTCATTCGGACAGCAGAACCGCAACCAATGGCAATTGACGCCGTGCCCATGCTGGAAGGCGTGGCTGTAGAAAACCCCAAGGTTACCCCAAGGGTGCAGCCCATAGCCGAACCCATAGCCGAAACCATGCCGAAAGCGGCGGAGGTGATGGCAAAGCCAGAGCATGCCGCGATTACAGCCGAGGCCGCGCCGCGCGCGTCCGGCTTTACGCCGCTTGAGACCGCCATGCCTGATACGCCGGTAGATTCCCGCGCAGCCATGGCACCGGGTGCACAGTACACAGGCTTTGCTGACAACGCAGCGACTGCCGGCAAGCTGACTGAGAAGCCGATTCGCCGGGAAGATGTGCTGATCCCACTGATGAAAGACCTTAGCATCCGTGTGTACGAAGGCAGGGTGTCCGGCAAGCGCCTTGGTTTCTACATTCCCAAAGTGGGCGCGGTGCGGATCAAGCACAAGTCAGATTTGGAGGTGGCGGCACATGAAATTGCGCACATGCTGGATGACCGCATTTCTGCAATTCGGGAATCGTGGCTTAAAGGCGATATGGCGGAAGTTCACACCGAGGAGTTGCGCGGCGTAAGCTACGACAAGGGCAAGGTGTACGAAGGGTTTGCCGAATTTACGCGGCTGTACATGACGCAGCCGGAAAAGGCCAAGGCGGCGGCCCCGCATTACTACAAATGGTTCGACGACTTCACCAAGCAACATCAGAGCGGCGCGGCCATCCGCAAGGCGCAGGAAGGCATGACATCATGGTTTCGCCAAGACGCCCTGCACCGAGCGCAGTCAAAGATAGGCGCGCAGCGAAGCCTTAACGAGGCGCTGGACGGGTTTGGCGACAAGTTCCGTCAGGCCGTGACCGACGACCTTCACGGCATCTATCGCATGGAGCGTGAGCTTACCGGCAAGACCTCGCCGTTAGGGGCGTATGAAACGGCGCGGCTTACCCGTGGTGCGGGTGGCTTGGTGGATGGTGCAATCAGACTTGGTGCGCCGATCCGCAAGGAAAATGGCGCTTTCGATTTTCAAGGCAAGGGACTTGAGAAGATTCTGGAACCGGTGGCCGGCAATCTCGACGAATTCCTGATGTATGCAGTTGGGCGTAGTTCGCATGAACTCATGCTGCAGGGGCGTGAAAAGCTATTCACGCCTGCCGAGGTGCGTTCCATGCTGCAGCTCAAGCGGCCAGAGTTTGAAACCGCTTTCGCCGAGTATCAGGCTTGGAACAATGGCGTGCTGGACTTCGCAGAGAGCATGGGCGTTATCAACAAGAAGGCGCGCAGCATGTGGCGGCGCAGCCAGTACCTGCCCTTCTACCGCGTCGGACAGCCGAGTGCATCGGCATCCAAGGGCGGCGCGCAAGGCAATTGGGCAGGCATCCAGAAGCTGACCGGTGGCACCGGCAATCTGCGCGACATCCTCGGAAACATGACGCAAAACGCGGCTACACTGATTGACACAGCATTGAAGAACGAAGCACGCGCCAAGATTGTGAAGTTGGCCGAGACGCAGAAGGGGGGCGGCAACTTTTTGGTCAAGATTGAAGCGGATTCAAAACAAGGGAAGATCGAGCGTGATCAGATCAAGGAGAAACTGCTGGAAGCCGCAGGCATCGATCCCAAGGCGGCGCACCGAGGCATGCTGGATGCCGAACAGGCCAAGCTGGTAGCGCAAATCGAGCAACAGATCGAAAGCGCGCCGGGGCTGTTCGAGTTCATGGTGCATGGGCAGTCCCCCAAGGGCAACATTCTCGCCGTGCTGGAGGATGGCCGTCCGACATATTACGAGGTGGCAGACCCGCTACTGTATCGCGCCGTGGCCTCGCTGAACCGTGCGCCCCAGCATTGGATAATCAAGTGGCTGGGATTGCCCAAGCGTGTCGGGCAGATGACCATCACCCTGACGCCTGATTTCATGGTGGCGAATATGGCGCGCGATACCATCATGGGGGCTGTCATGTCCCGCGCTGGCTTCCGCCCTTTTGTGGACTCGGCCAAGGGCATGGCTTCGCGCATCAAGCAAGATCCAGCCTATCGGGAATATCTCGCCAACGGTGGCGGTTTCGCTTCGTATCTGCGGGACGAAAACACCTTCCGCGCACACCTTGATCGATTCTATACAGGCAAGGGCATCAACCCCAAGACTGTGCTGGACACGCCGGACAAGTTGCTTTACTTCACCGAGACGCTGGCCGATGCCTTCGAGATGAGCACCCGCCTTGGCGAGTACAAACGATTGCGCGAGCAGGGCGTACACCCTCGCGAAGCGGCCTATCTCGGGCGCGAGATCAGCACTGACTTTGCTATGAAGGGCGATAGTCAGGTGCTGGGGGCTATGTACGACACGGTGATGTTCCTGCGCCCTGCTGTAGTGAGTATGGATAGGCTGTATCGCGGCTTGGCTCACGATCCGAACAAGGGCGCGATTGCAGCCAAGGCAGGAACCATTGCGATGTTGTCGGCTTGGCTGTACTGGCAGAACAAGGACAACCCGAAGTATGACGAGCTGGAAGACTGGGACAGGGATTCATACTGGCATTTCTTCGTGCCTGTGGACGGCAAGGAAGAGCATTTCAGATACCCCAAGATTTGGGAGGTGGGCGCGTTGGCATCGGTGGCGGAGCGCACCGTGGCTGCATTGAATGAGCAAGAGCCGGAATACGGCAAGTCTGTCGGGCGTATCTTGAAGAACCTGTTCAGCCTGAACTTGATGCCGCAGATTGTCGCCCCGCTGTACGAGCAGGCAACGAACAGAAAGAGCTTCACCGGTGCGCCTATCGAAACACCGGGCATGGAAAACATGCAGCCATTCCTGCGCGCGAAGCCTTACACCAGCGAAACTCTGAAGGCGGCAGGCATGGCAAGCCGCAACATGCCGGAGAACCTGCAGATAAACCCTGCGTGCGCCGAGGCACTGCTGCGCGGCTACTTCAACACATGGGCGATGTACGGCCTGATGCTCTCAGATAGCGCTTTCTACAGCGACACGCTGCCGGAGAAGCGCACGGACGAGCTGCCGGTGGTACGCCGTTTCTATTCATCCGAGCCAGCCAAGCGCACCAAACACGAAACGATGTTTTACGAGATGCTTGGCGAGGCAAGGAGGCTGCACGGCACGATACGTAGTCTGGAGAAAGCAGATCGGCTAGACCTAGCGGACGAGTACGAAGATGCGCCCGCGAATGACTACGCGCCAGAACTTGAGCAGACCAGCAAGGAACTGCGACGCCTCAATGCTGAAATGGAAGAGGTGAACAGATCGAGCCTGACGCCCGGCGAGAAGCGTGCACAACTGGATGCATTGATCGAAGAGCGAAATCTGGTTCTTCGCGAAACGGTGCTGCAAGCGAAGCAGTGAGAGCTTCCCCGGTGGCGACCCTATTGGGGGGTTAAATTAACGGCTACCGTCCATAACCGCAGATTGACATTCCAGTTTAGCCATTGCTTCTTTTTCGGGCATATCAAGGGAAAAACTGCCTAGGCCGCACTCCGCGTATGCTCTGGCCTCTCTTTTGCCATACTCTGCTCTTGAAATACCTAGCTTAATCGATTGTCGAACAGATTCTGCCTCATCTGCATAAGGATCATTTTCATTCAAGCCATATGCTTGCATTGCATCAAAACTCAGTATCTTGATTCTTTCTGGACTGATGAAAAGCGAATCCTCGTACAGACTTGTCGGAATATTCATCTCCTTCAAGTACGTCACGATTTGTGTACTTAGCTGGCTATATTTACTCTTTTGGCCTTGTGCTGACGAGGTCGTATCTACGAGTTCATATGGCCTATGGATTCCAACAGAACCGTCTACCGCTCTATTAGGTGCGCCAGCTAACACGTAGACACAAGAGCTATAGCAAATTGAATTTTTGTAGACAGTTGCCAAGGCTCCCATTTCCCTTAGAAATCTCCCAATTTTCAAAGCAGAAGAAACGCTTCCCCCCGTTGAGTCTAAGGAGATCGTCGTTACCACAGGAGATCCCTTTGAGATTATTCCAATCAATTTTGACTGTTCGATTATTGTGGAATAATCCTCCTCAGTGATCGATTTCGATAGGTAAATCGTCATCAGCGTTTTATCTGCTCTCTTCATCCTAACCTGCACGTCTCCCCATGCAGAAGATGAAAAAAAGAAGATGAGGATTAAAAAAAAGAATTTTTCTGTAACGCATTTCACGATGTGGCCCCATTAAATATTCAACTTTTTTTCATAATACGGCAACCAAGTGTCGAGATGGCAACGCGGTTAATGAAAGTTGGGCATAATCCTAACTGCAATTCTTGCAGAAACAAACATGGGGGAGCGATATGGTTGCGGGGGTAACAATGGGGGTAACACAGTGCGCGGAAAATTCTGAAACCCATTGCCTGCGCGTAAATCTGCTGTCAATTCGATAGCAATCGCGCTACCAATTTCCAGAATCTCCAGACGTGCTTCCACGAAATGTCATGTTCACTTTGAGCTTG